AACCTGTAGATGGAGTAATAGGGTATTAATGGATAACTGTTATTTAGGCTGGTTTTGGAATTTTGAAACAAAAGAGTTTGAGAGGTGGCGCGGAAAAAAAAAATTCGAGGACACCCTGCTAGAAGATGATTGAGTATAGAGGCGAAAAGTTTTCGGGTTATAACAAACCTAAGAGAACACCTAACCACCCTACTAAGTCACATGCAGTTTTAGCTAAAGAAGGTAGCGTTATTAAATTAATACGTTTTGGACAACAAGGAGTAAGTGGAGCTGGAAAGAATCCTAAGTCAGATAAAGATAAAGCAAGGCGCAAATCTTTCAAGGCTAGACATGCTAAGAATATAGCAAAAGGAAAACTATCAGCTGCTTACTGGGCAAACAAAGTCAAATGGTAAAAAAATGAAAAAAAAGAAAGGACTATACGCAAACATAAACGCTAAGAAAGAAAGAATTAAAAAAGGTTCAGGTGAAAAAATGAGAAAACCTGGATCTAAAGGCGCTCCCACTAAAAAGAATTTTGCAGATGCAAAGAAAACAGCTAAGAAAAGGAAATAACTATGCCAAAAGTAGGTAATAAAAAATATTCATACACTAAGAAAGGAATGGCTAAAGCTAAAGCAGCAGCCAAGAAAAAAGGTGTAAAAATTAAAAGCACTAAAAAGAAAGGTTACTAATAATGCCAAACAATGAAGACTTGATAATGGACACTCCAGATATGGAGTTATCAGAATCAGGTATTGATCTTAAAGAGGTCACAGAAAAGAAAAACCAAGACGCCGAAGAGCAAAGTGCAGAACTAAGTTCTTTTGGTGCAAGGCTTAAAAATCTTTATGAGGAATATAAAGATAGTCGTTCTGAGATTGAAGATGAATGGATCAAAGACCTTAGACAGTATAGTGGTAAGTATGAGCCTGATGTTTTGGCTAAGTTAGAAGCACAAGGCAATCGTTCTAAAGTATATGTTGGCTTAACTAGAACTAAAGTTATGGCAGCTTACTCTAGGGTAATAGATTTGATCTTCCAGCCTGGAGAGCCATTCTTCAGTATAGAGCCAACACCTAATCCAGATATAGATCCTTTAAGACAAGCACGAATGCTTAATCAAGCCGTAGCCGAGATTATGCAAGTTTCAGGTGCAGAGGATATAAGTGAAGTTGAAGATTTGGTTCAGCAACGCTCTATGGAACTACAAAAAGAAATTAGAGATAACGCTAAAGATATTGCTAGAGAAAGTGCAAAACTAATGTCTTTGGAAATAGAAGACTTTCTTATTGAGAATAACACAGATGAACGCATGAAAGATGCAATCCTAGAAATGTGTTTATTTGGTTCAGGCGCAATGAAGGTAGGTACATTTAAAGTAGAAAAACAAACTCATTGGCGTAGAGGGGCGGAAGGCTATTCGATGATTATGGAAGAAGATATAGTTCCTGAAGTTGATTCTGTTTCTATATTTGATCTTTATCCTGATCCATATGCAACTTCTATGGATAATGCTGACGGCATATTTAGAAGACACATACTAACTAGAAAACAATTTGGTGAGCTAAAGAATGTAGCTGGCTTTGATAAAGAAAAATTAAATGTGCTACTAGAAAAACATACTGATGGAAATCATGATGAAGCTCAGCATGAAAAAGATAGACGCTCTATATCAGGTGTTAATGAATACGCCGAAAGCACAAGATTTGAAGTATTAGAATACTGGGGATGTGTTAGCGGGCATGACCTTTCAGAATCAGGAGTTGATCTTGGAGAGGACGCTGAACTGTCTGACGAATATCAAGCCAATGTGTGGATATGCGACCACCATGTTTTGAAAGCGCAAATTAATCCTATTATGGGCGGCTACAAAAGCCCTTATTTAATTGTTCCTTATGAAAGAAACCCACACCAATTTTGGGGTGTAGGCGTAGCTCGTATGATGCGAGACTCACAACAAACCATGAACGCAGCTGTCAGAATCTATTTAGACAATACAGCCATATCTAGCGCACCTATGGTTGAAGTGAATACAGATTTATTGGCGGCAGGTGAAGACCCAACGGATTTACATCCTTGGCGAATCTTTCTCAGGGAGGGGGGTGATGCTCAATTCCCAATGGTTCGTTTTTATCAACCTTCCAATAATGCTTCCTCATTAAACAATATTATAGAATTGTTTAGACGTTTCGCAGACGAGACAACATCACTCCCCAGCTACACTCATGGCGATCAACAAAAGTCTTTAAATCAGACTGCAACTGGTATGTCTATGTTAATGGGTGCGGCTAACGTAGCCCTTAAATCAACTATTAAAAATTTAGACGAGTACATGGTCAAGCCAATGATACAAAGTTTGTATCATCACTTTATGGAGTGGAGTACCAATGAAGATGCTAAAGGAGATCTTAATATAGTTGCTAGAGGCTCAACCGCATTAATACAAAAAGAAGTGCAGAGTCAAAGACTGTTGCAATTCCTATCGCTAGTTAGCAATCCACTTGACGCATCAATGGTGGATCGTGGAGTCCTATTAAGGGATATAGCTCAATCATTAGATATTGATGCAGAGAAGGTGATTAAATCAGATGACGAACTCCAAGAAGAACAAAAACAGTTATTACAACAAGCTCTCGCCGAGTCAGGCGGTGGCAGTCCTTCAGTTGGTGACTCAACCAACATTCCAGGAGGTGTTGAACCTCTTCAACTCCCGCTTGGAAACATCAAGGGATCGTCTTGAAAAAGCAAAGACTGAAGAGGAAATAAGAATTGAACAAGGAAGAATACAAGAAATTAGGTTCTTACTTGAATTGGAACATACTGCGAGAGCGGTACATAAGGCGGCTCAAAACCCCAGTTAGGGATACCTTTGGGCTTAATTTTAATAAACGTGGATACTCGCGTAAGCGACCCACAAGGAGTTAGCTAGTTTATGGCTACTAAAAATGATCCAGTACAACTGGAAAAAGAAGCAGATGAAGCGCTTGAGCGCATGTTGGCAGCAGAAGGATTACCCCAATCTGAAGCAGAGGAATTAATTACTCCCGAAGCGACAGAGGCAGATAATAATCAAGAGCTGGCAGACGGCGTTGAAGACTCTCCCTCCGAGTCAGAGGACACAGAGATTGAAGCAGAAGCAGCAGATGCTAAAGCAGATGCGGTTGGGGAAACCGAAGAAGCTTTAGAAGAAACTGTGGAAACTGAAGCATCAGCTATCGAGACTCCTGAAGAAGCAGACAAGGATGGTCAGTCTGTAGACGCAGAAAAACTTGCTCAAGAACGTATAAAAAACGCTCAAGCAAGGATGACTAAAGCAACTCAAGAAGCAGCTGAACTCAGACGTGAGAATGATGAAATCAAAAAGCAGCTTAATGAGTTAAAAGACACAGTTAGGAGTGAGCAGGCTATGCAAAGCAATGCTGCGCTTGACGATCTTAAGAGGGAATATCCTGAATTGGCTAGTCCTTTGATAGATAAGATTGCACAGCTTGAAGCACAGATTGCTCAAAGCACTTCCGAAATTAAAGAAGACAGTATGCAAAAGGAGCTTCAAGATCACTTTGCAAGCATTAGGGCTAAACACCCTGACGTGGACAGTCTGACTGATTCAGAAGATTTTCAAGGATGGCTAGAGCGCCAAACACCTGTTTGGAAGCGAGTATCTAAGGAAGGTTCTTCAGATGAAGTCGTCAGTCTACTGGACAAATATAAGACGGAAATGGGTCTAGTTGTAGAGCCATCAGAGACGAAAGAGCAAAAGGTAGCACGGGCAAAGATTAAAGCTGAGCCTAAATTACCGAAGGCTAGAGAATCTCAATTAAAGGGCGCAAACAAGCGAATTTGGACTAGAAGCGAAATAGGTTCTATGTCAATGGATGACTTTGCTAAACACGAAGAAGACATTGATAAAGCCTACGCTGAAGGAAGGATTCAATAGTTTGCATATAGTTCATAAACTTAAATAAAGGTGTAAATTATGGCAGCATTCCCATCCGCTGGCGCAAATTCCGCAGCTAATTTTATCTCTGAAGTTTGGAGTAAAAAATTACAAGCGAAATTCTATGCCAATACGGTACTACCACAAGTTAGTAACACTGACTACGAAGGTGAAATATCAGGTCAAGGTAATAAAGTTATTATCAGAACCGTTCCTGACGTTACTGTAGCTGACTACACAGGTACTATCTCGTATGCCGATTTAACCACTACTAAAGTTGAACTGAATATAGACAAAGCAAAGAGCTATGCGTTTAAAGTAGACGATGTTGTGAAAGCACAAAGTAATTTCGATTACTGGAATGCCGCTGCACAAGACGCTGCTGAATCCATGAAAATTGCCGTTGAAACTGACGTGTTTACAAACATAGTCACAACATTTACACCTGCGGTTGTAGATGCTACTTCAACAACAAGTGCAAATATTCTTGGAAAAATCTTAGACGCAGGACAGACGCTTGACGAAAATAACGTACCAGAGACTGGAAGATTTATCATCCTATCTCCTCAATACGTTAACTTACTCAAGCAATCTGATCTTAAAGATGCTTCTTTAGCTGGTGACGGGACTTCCATTCTTAGAAATGGTCGTGTTGGCATGATCGACAGATTTACGGTTTACATGAGTAATAACTTACTCAAACCTGCTTCTGGATCAGATGCTAATAAGACTCATACTATTTATGGTCATCCTAAAGCCATGAGCTTTGCTTCTCAGTTCACAAACACAGAAACTGTAAGAATGGAAACTTCTTTCGGTGATGGTGTTAGAGGCTTGAAGGTCTACGGTTATAAAACTGTAGTTCCAACAGCTGGTGGTGTGATTAAGTTCAGCGTCTAGTTTTAGATAGTTAAGGTAGAACCCCTTGCAGGGTTTATTACTCAACTGCAACGGAGAGAGGTATTCCCCGATACGCTCTCTCACTTTTTTTTTAAATCATAATTGGAGAATGAAATTATTTATAGAAACTCCACATGGTTTTCGCCATTTAGGCGATCTTGATGAAGACGGATATTTTGAGCCTTCCATCGAGTTTGAGGAAGTAAATCCACATGATGTATCAATACCTATGAACGATAGCGATATACATAAAGACTCTTTAATAGAGTTATTAGGATTTTTTCCAATGGATAATAAAACCATACATTAAAGGTAAATATGGCTACTGTAAAAGTAATAGACTTAATAGATAGAGCAGAAACTGTGTTGCAAGACACAACTAATACGCGCTGGGCGCAAGCTGAACTATTAAGCTATCTAAATGATGCTCAGAGAGAAATCGTTATGCAACGCCCTGACGCAAAAGTAACGAATGCAACTTTTACTTGTGCAGCTTCTAGCAAACAAACTTTACCCACAGGCGCTTTAAGATTAGTAGACGTTATAAGAAACGCTACAGGTAAAGCTATTACACAAATAGACAGAAAGGTATTAGACGTGCAAAATCCTTCTTGGCACACAGGATCTGGAAATACAGCAGTTGAACACTTCATGTATGATCCGACTGATCCAAAAAATTTTTACGTTTATCCAGTCCCTACAAATTCAGTACAAATTACCATAGCGTTTAGTGAATCTACTGCTGACATAACTATATCTAATTACACAAGCAGTACAGACACCATAGGTTTAGATGACACTTACGCGAATGCAATTTTAGACTACATGCTCTACAGGGCTTATCAGAAAGACTCAGACTTTGGTGGCAACATGCAAAAAGTCGCAACACATTATCAATCTTTTGCTAATTCTATCGGTTTAAAAACAAGAGCTGATTTAGTAATTACGCCACAAACTAATGATATGAGATCAGGAATACAGGCGGTATAGATGGCAAATATAAAATACACAGACTTAGCTTACTTAGTGCAATCTGAATTACCAGGATGCCCTTTATTCGTTATAGAAAGAGCTATGCGCGAAACCGCAATAGATTTTTTTACAAAAACAGACATACACATTCAAGAATTAGAAGAGGTATTTACAGTATCAGGAGAAAAGGAATACGACTTAAGCGCACCACAGGGATCTGATATAAACCATGTCGTTGATGTATTTAGAAATCAGACTCCAGCAAGCAGTTCATATACGCCTTTAACGGCAGTTACTATTACTGAATACTATCAAAAACAAGGTAGCGGTAGTCCTCAATGTTACACCATGACCGACAATGACACGATCTTGTTTGCCCCTACTCCATCTGCTTCAGAAACCCTTTATGTACTTTATTCCTTAAAGCCGTCACAGACGTCAACTTCCTTAAATAAGGGTATTGCTAACAGGAACGCAGAATTATTAGCACACGGCACGTTATATCGCTTACAAATGATGCCTGAACAAGCATGGTCTAATCCAGCTTCAGCCGCTAATAACAAAACACTTTATGACAAACAAATGGGTGATGCCATTCGTAAAGTTAAATATGGTTGGGCAGGTGCAGCGATGACCGCAACTTACAAAAATTTTGAGACAGGATTTTAATTATGGCTTATTCAGACACAATTAATTTAGTTAAAGACGATACAGCACCTGTATTGACAGTAACTCTAAAAGATTCCAATGAAGCTGCCTCGGGTCAAACGCTTGATCCAGATAATGCAGCCACTTGGAAACCTATAGATTTATCAGGTGCTACAGTACAAATGTTCTTTAGACAATTAGGTTCTACAACTATTAAAGACACCATAACTGGAGCAATCACAGATGCTACAGGAGGTGAATGCACTTTAGGGTGGAATACTTCTTCTTTAGATACTGCTGGAACTTATGAAGGTGAAATACAAGTAACCTTGAGTTCTGGAAAAATACAAACAGTCTTTGACAAAATTAAATTTAAAGTCAGGGCTGACTTTTAGGATAGGCGATGGCTTTACGAGCTATTGTCAAAGTATCTGGTTCTTCTACCAGCGCGAATCAATTAGAAAACGGATTAACAGCTGACTTATCTGTTGCTAATTTTCAGACAAGCTTTGCTTATGTAAACGCTAAAAGCAATTTAACTTTTGCTAATATCATTGCTTCTGTTGTTACAGACTCTGACAGCAAGCATCAATGGTTCTACGATCAATATACTTTTGTAGATAATCTCACCATACAGCTAACTGTTGTTAAAACAGATACTTTTGTTTTCACAGATAGTGAAACTTTTAGTTTTAATAAAGGTTTATTAGACACCCCTACTCTGACAGAAAGTTTAGCTAGAGTTACAGGAAAGGTTCTAACCGACAGCCACTCTTTATCTGATTTACCTAGCATAGGATTTAGCAGACCTGTAGCTTCTACAACAGATGGTTTTACAGATGCCTTGTCTTTAGCTCCACAATTAAATAAAAGCGATAGTTTCTCTCACACCGATACAGTTGCATTATCTCCTACCAAAGGACTATCTGACACATTTTCTGTGGCGGAAACCCTTGCAAGAACTGTGTCATATAACTTGGCGCGTTCTGATAGTTTCACTTTAGATGATGTCTTTAGTGGAATGGGAGTTGGGGTTAATAAAGGTAATATCTTTAATTTTTCTGACTCCGCTGTGTTTGCAACAGCAAAAGTGTTTTCGGACACACAAAGTATGGCAGAAAGTATTGCGCTTTCTTCTAGCCTAGTGAAAACAGATAGTTTCTCTATTACTGATAGTGCAAATGTTCTTTATATACCAGGCTCACAAGGACGCTTCAATGCCTTTGCTTTTAATGAAATAACTCTAAATGGGTAACTCAATGATAAAAGACGATGGTTTAAAAATGAAGGGTCGCCTTCAAATATCTCTTAATGACAAAGTAGTTCAAGATATTGACAACTTAGTTGTGACTGCTGGTAAAGAGTTTGTGGCTTCTAGAATGAAAGGCACAAGTTCAAGCGTCATGTCGCACATGGGAGTCGGTACTGGAACAACAGCCGCAGCAGCGGGTCAGACAACTCTTGTTACTGAAGTAGATAGAAATGCTATTGATTCCACGGGTGGATCAGGTGCAAACGTAATCTACACAGCTACTTGGGCAGCAGGAGACGGAACGGGCGCTTTGACTGAAGCAGGTATGTTTAATGCTTCTTCAGGCGGAACTATGCTGTGTCGTACAGTATTTTCTGTTGTAAACAAAGGTGCATCTGACTCTATGACAATAACTTGGACTGTAACAGTAAGCTAAACAAGGAGTAATTAAGTGGGCGTAAAATTTAGTAACAACGCCAAAACTACTCTATCTGCAAGCGTAAGCACTAGCGCTACAAGCGTATCAGTTGCAAGTAGTTCTGGCTTCCCTTCCCTCAGCGGAGGTGATTATTTTTATGCCACAATGGTGCAGCAATCTGACGATACTGCACTTGAGATTGTAAAAGTTACCGCCGTATCAGGCACAACATGGACAGTATCTAGGGCGCAGGATAATACCAGCGCCACCGCTTTTGCGAGCGGAGATAAAATTGAATTAAGAGCATCGGCTGGTGTTTTTATAGATCTTTTTGCGGAAAAAGCCCCAATTGCTAACCCTACCTTTACTGGCAACCTTACAATAGGTAGTGCTGAAATAAGTGAAACAGAATTAGAGATCCTTGATGGCGCAACAGTCACTACTGCTGAACTTAATAAACTAGATGGTACAACTGCTACAGCAGCCTCTCTGACTTACGGAAAAGATCTATACGACACAGGCGTAACCGCAGCAGAGTTTGATTATCTAGACGGCGTCACCTCTAACATACAAACACAAATATCCACTAAACTAACTACGCCTTCAGGTTTTGCTAGAGGCAGCGTCATTATTGGTGATTCAAGTGGCAACCCAGCTAATTTAGGAGCTGGAGCTAATGGATACGTTTTAAAGTCAGACGGCACAGACGTAACTTGGGCTGAAGACGAAAAAACAACGACAACTAACTTTGTTAAAAATGCTTTTACTGGCGATAACACCACTACGGCATTTACGTTATCACAATCACCTAACAGCGAAGATAACCTAATAGTATTCATAGAGGGTGTATTCCAAAATCAAGGTGACTATGCTTTAAGTGGTACAACTCTTACCTTTGATGAAGCACCAGCCACAGGTAGAAAGATTGTTGCTTATCATGTTAAAGCAGCAGTATCGGGTGCTAACTTAAACCACGATCAGTTTACAGCTTCAGGAAGCGCTGCATTTACGCTATCCATAACCCCAATCAACGAAAACAATACACAAGTATTTATTGATGGTGTCTATCAGCAGAAAACAGATTATGCCGTATCAGGAACAACACTAACTTTTGATACTGCTCCAACCAGCGGAGCAATCGTAGAGGTAATGACCTTTACGCAAACAGAAGTGAACGTACCGGCAACAGGATCTGTTGTTGCAGCTTCTATAGCTAACGATGTAAATCTTAATGGAAACCCTACAACTACGACTCAATCAGCTGGTAATAATACAACCAGAATAGCGACTACTGCATTTGTAGAAGCAGCCGTGAGCAATCTTATAGATTCAGCTCCAAATACTATGAATACCTTAAATGAGATTGCAGCCGCTTTGGGTGATGACCCTACATTTACAACTACAGTCAATAACGCAATAGCTTTAAAAGCACCATTAGCGAGTCCTACTTTTACTGGTGCATTGACTATTGATGATATAACCATTGATGGATCAACTATATCTGATGGTGGAGATTTAACACTAGATGTGGCAGGAGATATTATTCTTGATGCAGACGGTGCTGATGTTTTATTTAAAGATGGTGGCACAGAATTTGGAAAGATTTCTAAAAGCGGTGGTACAGATTTAATAATAAGAGCAAGTGTAGCCGATAAAGATATATTTCTT